GCGTCAATGGCCAATCCTATTTCGGTTGGGTCTGGCTGCTCAATTTCTGCGCCTCGCCTCCATTCGTTGTAGCGGGTTAGGGTTTGGGCTGCTATTTCGTTTTTCATAGTTTTGGGTTTGGGCTTTTGAAGCTGTCGCTTTCAGAGTTTTTCGGGCTTAAAATTGGTTGCGCTCTAATTAGTCTAACCCGTGCGCGCATTTCATCAAACAGGTCTTCTGCGCCGTCAAATTTTCCAGCCTTTAATTGCTCGACGAACAAAAGCGCGGTGCTTGAAACTATTTGGGCGATTTCGATTTTTTTATGCAGCAAAGTGCCGGGCGGGGCTTTTAGCATCGCCTGAATAAACAGTTCGTCGGCTTTCTCTTTTGCCTGAGCAAGGGTTAGGGTTTCGGGTGTGGTTTTGTTTTTCATGTGTCAAAGTTTAGGATATTTAGGGCAGTATGGTTTTCTGGTGTCAATTGCATAGTGCGTGTTATACATAGGGTTGTGCTTTTTGATTAGGCTTGCCTCCATTTCCGCAAGTTCACACATTTCACATTTAACAATAACAACCCTGTCAAAGTTTTTTTCTGAATAGTGTTGTCTGATTCGACTAAAAGGATTAGCAAGGGTTGTTTTCCCTACGTAAACAGCCCTTTTACCACAATAAAGAGTGTAAATATGCCCTGTCATTGCTTTTCTGTTTTAAATTGTTTCTCCGTTAAAGTACTTGGTCGTGACTTCGATAAAAGCCTCCAGCGAGGTGCAAACCGTTGTAGCATAGCCAACCGCCTGCTGCGCGTCTTGAAAGGCGACCTGCGTTTCTGTGCGCTTTTGTCCGGGCCTTTTCATTTCAATGTAAAACCCGCAATAGTCGCCCGACGGGACGGAAAGCAGTAGGTCGCTTGCGCCCGATACCGCCCCTTCTCTTTCTAGTATTGCCCATCTCATTGCGCGCCTTTTTCCGTCGCCTGCCAACATTGCGCCGTTTGGTACGCTGAAAAGGTTTAGGCGAAATATTGGGTACTTTGCGCGAAACCACTTTACGCAGGCGCACTGTATTTGCGATTCGCTTTGTGTTTCGGCTTTTGGCTTAGGCTGTTTTTTTGGTGCTGCCCTTTCCTGTGCTGCCTTTACGTCGGCAGGTGTCCAGCCTTCAAATCTTGATTTCATGCCTTGTTGTCTTTATTGGTTGACAAGATAGGGCTTTTCAATGGGAAATCCAACCAAATCATTCCAGAAACTTCCCAAGCCGTTAAAAATCTAATCCGGTCGGGAATTGAGTATCCAACCCTTCGCCACACTAGGGAAAGGAATAATTTTGAAAATCTGTAATACTTTTTCATGGGTTGCTGTTTGGGCTTTGCGTTTGGTTTAATTGTTTGAACCTCTGAAAATAAACCTCCGACCCTTCGATTATTTGCGAAACCTCAAAAAGAAACTGAGGTTGGTGCATCTTGATTCTTTTGTACAAATCCATCGGGCAGCCTCCAAACTGTTTTAGGTTTTGCGCCATCGCGGAAAAAACGATACTTAAGCCCTCCTTTTCAAGTGGAAAAAAACTTTTCTGCAAGGGGGTTTGCCGCACCTGCTTGTACTTTTTTTTCATAGTTTGTTTTGGATTGGGGGTTCGGGCATTGGCATATAGTGAGTTATTTTAAAATCTACCATCCAATGTACGTATTCAAATTCGTTGCTTTCGTACCATCCTTGTTTTAGGTAGAACTCGTCATCCAGTTTGTTGTACTCTGCCGCCTCAAACTCGGTACTGTCCTTTATAGAAAACTTTGGGGCGTAAAAAGCCCTTAGCGTTCTACGTTTGCCGTGTTCGTTAAATCCAAAAATAAGGACTAATTCCCCCGATATTGGATGGTTGTCTTTTGTTAGTTCAATCCATGAATTATTTAACATTGCTTGGTGTTTCATAGTATTGTAGATTGGATTGGATTTGCCAAGTGAGCATCGTACTCGCTTTTTGATACTTCAATGCTTCTAAGTATATGCACGGCCACCTTGGTCTTTAACGGGTGTAAATTCAGTATTTGCCGTGAAATCCAACTGGGTGGTGAGCATTCGCCGACTTTGTTTGTGCTCATAAAAATGCTTGTCGTTACCTCTTTGCCATCAATTAGGCAATATGGGGTAATGAAAAATCTTTTGTGCATGGTTGTTGTTTTTTTTAGATGTGAAAATGAATTTTAGAACGGCAGATCTGGATTGTCCAAGTCTGGTTTTGCACCTTTCGGGATTGAAAAGTCTGCCGGGGGCGGGTAGTTCGGGGGCGAAATATCCGCGCTGCTATCAATTACGTGCCCGTTTACAAAGTCAAGCATTAAACCAAACTGCGAATCCGAACGCATCTTTTTGGAGTAAATAATCATTTTGTTTGTGACTTCATAACTTCCAGCGGGCAAAATTCCGTCGTATTCTTGGTGGAAGGTAGTAGTGCCGTACATTTCTGGCCTCACTAAAAACCAAACATTATCAGGGTCTTGCTCCAAAGAGCCGCTTTCTCTGAGGTCTGAAAGTTGTGGCAATTTGTCCGGCCTCTTTTCAACCTCCCTAGAAAGTTGAGCCAGAACGACTACCGGAATGTTAAATTCCGTTGAGATTCTTTTTAGTGTTCGGCTTATGGTACTTATTTCTTGCTCTCGGTTTGAGTTGCGCCCCTTGCCTTCAATTTCCATCAATTGCGCATAATCTATGAATAAAATATCCAACTTCTTTTTTGCACACAAACGCCGGACAAACTGCCAAAGGGATTGCGGCGAACGGTGTGCCGATATGCTTAATGTTAAAAAAGCAAGCAGTTGAGCGGCTGCCTGCAAAGCCCGTACTTTTATTTCGTCTAAACCGCCGCGTCTTATTTCGCCCGTACTCACACCGGACATAGAGGACATTATGCGCCTTGTCAATTGCTCGGCTGTTACTTCCAGCGTTACGATGTGTACTTTTTTTCCGGCATTGGCAGCCGCCCTTGCGCAAGACACGGCCAACTCGGTTTTCCCCATCGAAGGACGCGCGGCAATTACCGTCATTTCGCCGGGGAAAAAACCGCCACTTAGTTTATCCAAACTAGGGAAGCCTGTTGGTATGCCGCCTCCATTGCCGGACATTGTTCTGTCAATTTCCTTTAAAACGTTTTGGGCCGCCTGCCCTACCGTTACCATGCTTTTAACCGTGTCGAAGGGTTCCATTATGCCCATTAAGCCCGCCATGCCCTCGTCTAGCAGTTCAAAAGCATCGCACCCGTCACCGTAGGCATCCTGAATTGTTTTTGTCGCGGACTCTATTACGCTCCTACGGATGTGCATTTGCGCAATTATTCGAGCGTGTGCCTCAATGTTAGCAGCCGATGCCACTCGGCTTGTAAGTTCTACAAGGTAGTACCCTCCTCCAATTGCGTCTAAATTACCCATTGCCTTTACTTGCTCCGTTACGGTAAGCAGGTCAATTGGGCTATTTGCGTTTGAAAGGCTTACCATTGCCGCATAAATGTGCTGATGAGCCGCAAGGTAGAAGTGTGACGGTTGAAGCACCTCTGAAACTATCCCAAATGCTTCTCGGTCGAGCATCAATGCCCCTATTACGGCCTCCTCAAGTTGTAAGGCTTGAGGCATTAACTTGCCGTGATCCGTTGTAAAAGATTGTCCCATTATGTGTATCGTGTGTTTCGTGAAACGTTTGGTAATGCTGCGCTTGGCCCTTGCTGCCCTCCCTGAATCCCAACGCTTGACCTATCAAACTGGTTTTGGTTGGTCAGGTACTTGTTTAGTCCGACCCTAAAAAATTCGATTGGGTCTTTCAATAATTGCTCCCTGTCCGTTCCGCCGGGCTTTCCGTAGATGCTGCAAAAATGTGCAGCCAACTGCGGCAAATCCTTTTCGTTGAACTTTCGGCGGGCTAATTCGTGCCGATATTTTACGGTTTCTAGCCCCTCGGTTGCTGCCCACCTTGCTATCTCTCTTTCTGCGTCCTCGAATGTGCGGGTCTGCTTAGGGCTGTTTTCAATCGCGGCTTGAAACTCCCTTGCTTCGCGGCGTGAACGCTCAACTAATTCGTTCACCTCTTCGTCTGTGGCGTTTTCTAGTGGGCCGGGCGGGAAAGGCGGCGGCGCAACACCATCCCTCTTTGCAATTTCTGCTTTTGAGGGTTTGGAATTTGCGTGCGCGTCTCTCTCACTCTTCTTGATAATTAATTCACTATTGATAACCTTTAATTCGGGGGTCATTTTTTGTACCCCCCCTAAACACATTTTTTGCCCCTGCATTTTTTGAGGGGGGGCATTTTTTGTACCCTCTAAAATTGTACCCTCTTTTTCTGGGTATCCGTCTTCGTTTTCAACTGGCTGCCAAACGCTTATTCCCGTCTTTTTTAGGCGGTAAACAGTAGGCTTACCAGACTTTAGGTTCATCTCCAAAAAGCCCCTATCTATCAGGGATTTTCGCCACTTCTTTACCGTCCTTTCATCCCAATTGCAGTCCTTGCAAAGGGTTTCTACCGATGGCCATGCGGTCATTCTATTTTGCTGCATCCGCTTGACAATTTGAAGTATCAGAAAAAGCTCTGATTCATTCATTTTTTCAAGTATTCGAGTGTCAAGGTTTATCATTTGCCACAAAAAACAAAACCCTCTAAAGCGGTGGGGCGGCTGGAAACCAAATCGGGGGAAAGTGTCCCGAAACCCGCACCTCTTTAGAGGGCTTGTTAAAACTTACTTTCCTAAAATTTAACTGATTTTCCAAATCAGCGAGCCTCTTTAGGCATTGCAAAGATACGAAAAGTTTTCGACTTTACGCAAACATTTCAAGTTGCGGGTTCTTTTCTTTGAACCGCTTTTCAGCCTCTTTCAAATTCAAAATAGCCTGATTAAAATAAGACTCTTTTAACTCCACACCTATTGCATTTCTGCCCATTGAAACAGGAGAAAAAACCTCGCTTCCAACTCCCATAAAGGGGGTTAAAACCGTTTCCCCTAGGTTACTGTACAGGCTTACAATCCTGTCTATAACGTCCAGTTGAAGCGGGTGTACGTGCTTCTCATCATCCTCGTCCCGACTATCGCGAAACGGCAAAACGTTGTCAATGCGAATATCATCCCAAACGCTAGAGGCGTAACGCTGCCAAATCAAATGGCTCATTTTGTTCTCTTTTGGGTCGCCTCTAAACCCTGCCCACTTCTTTTTGAAGTCCTCATAATTTCCGTATGTTTCAATGTGCGCTGGAAGGAAAGGTGTAGCCCCGGCATATTCGCTGAACCCAAATTCGTGTGTAACTGGAACTTCATTTTCCCCAGCCCGCGTGAAAATCAAAACGTAGTCGGGCATTGCTGTAAAGCACTTCGTAGAATCTTCTACGATAAATTTGTGCATCAGGCTTTGAACCATTGTACGCATCCGAACCTTAAGCGGCTCTTTCCAGATTGTAATCCGGTTGCGGTAGTAAAACCCGTGCTTTTCGTGGAGCCTGATAATTTCGTGTGGAAAGTCCCACAAAAAAGAACGGTTATCAAAAACATCTGTGCAATGAACGGCAGTAATTCTGCCGGGCTTTGTCACCCGTGCCATTTCCATAATAAGGAACTCATACTGCTCCAAAAATTGCTCTTTGGATTCGCAGTTTGAAAAGTCATTTTCATGGCTGCTGTAATTGTATAGCCCCGCAAACGGTGGGGAATATACGCTTAGGTCAATGCTTTTGTCCGCAATTGTTGGCAGGACGTGCATACAGTCTGCGCAATAAATTGCGTAGTTGTCGGTAACGATTTGTTCTTTTATCATTTTGTTGTTGTTTTAATGAATGATGGAAGATTTATTTCTTTGTCAAAGCCCTTGTTGGTTATTTGAAAGGGCTGGTTTGTCTGCTTCGATAAGGTTTCAAACATCGAAACCGCTTTGTCTTTTTTTACCATCAGGCTCTCCATTATCCGGCTTTGCCCGTCTGATAAAATCAGGTCAACATAAACGTCCCGTGTTTGCCCAAACCGCCAAAAGCGGCGTATTGCTTGGTAGTACTGTTCGTAGGAGTATGTTGGGAAATAGGTGGTGTGGTTGCAGTGCTGCCAGTTTAATCCAAAGGCGGTTATGGATGTTTTTGTGATTAGTTTTTTTACTTGACCGCTTGAAAAAGCAAGTAAAATTTCTTCCTTTTCATCCACGCCCATTTTCCCCTTTATTTCTACCGTGTTACTGTCTAGTTTTGATATTAGGGCGGCTTCATCGTTTAGGTTGACCCAATAAACCGACGTTTCGTGTGCGCTTGCTTTTTGCGCGGCCATCTCACAACGCTGTTCAATAGTGGCCCTAACCTCTGCTTTTATCTCAAAAAAGTTTTGCGCTGGCAAAGCAAACATCGAATGTTGGCCACCAATTGCAAGCGGGTTTTCATTCCTTAGCATTGTCTCAACTTCGTGCAATGCTGGCAGCGTGTGGCGGTCGTCTGAAAAACCAAGGTCTGAGGGCTTGCGCATTGAAATAGACCAAGATGCTACCCATCTCCAAAAGTCTTTTTCAGCGTGGGGCTTCAAATACCACTCTAAACCCTCCCTTGCTAGAGATATTCTACCAATTTTTATAGTGTTATTGTTATTGTTTTTAAAAAACTTTCCGAGCATATCTGTATGCCCCAAGTACCCCAATGCTTCGCTGCTTGTTCCAAGTTCGACGTAATCGTTTGGGCTTGGTGTTGCAGTAAACAGAAATCTGTATTTGACTTTTTTTAGGAAGGACGTAACCTGCTGGCGTATTGCGCCGTCAAAGTTTTTTAATATACTAGACTCGTCAAGTATTACGCACTCAAAGTCAGACGGCTGAAATTTTGCAAGCCGCTCGTAATTGCAAACGACAATCTTTTTGGTGAACTTGCCATCTTTTGAATATTCAATATCGCCGATGCCAAACTTTTCGGCCTCTTTGATGAATTGAAACGCCACCGCTAGTGGTGTGATAATCAAAACACGTTTATTGGTTGCTAGAACATAGTTTTGCGCGGCGACCAGTTCAATGAGCGTTTTGCCCATTCCAGTATCTAGGAATCCAGCGCAGCGACCTTTTTTAATTATGTAGCACGCTGCGTGCTTTTGAAAGTCAAACATAGCATCGGGCATAAAACTTGGCTCAATGCCAAAGTCTTGCGAACTGTGCTTTTTTGACTGTATGAAATCTTCGTATGTCATTGTTTTTGGCAAAAAAAAGCCCCTGACTAATAATGAACTGGCCCCCTTGGCAGGGTAACACTTGTGTCGGGGTTGCATCCCGGCCAGTTCATTATCGCAGAGGCGATTTTAATTTTCTTGTTCAAGCCATGCAAC